GGCCTTTTGTATCTGTCCATTCTGCTGCTTTTCTGACGGGACTATCCAGCTTAACAGCGGAAGCGAACGCCCATCGCAAAGCAGACTGGCGCGGAGCACATGATATTCCTGAGACGGATAGCCACTCCAGTCAACCGCAATAACACACAGCGATAATTTCCGCGTCAGCATGGTGATAATACCATTGAAAATTAAAGGAATATCCCGATGGAGTGATTCATTGCCCAGTAGACGATCAACTCGTTTGATTTTGTTTTTGACCTGAGCAGCGCCGGGTAAATAACGTCCGATACTGGTCAGCGTCAGTGACGCGCCGTTGATTAAGGCAAGCGTGGCGTCAAGGAGGGCATTTTGTCGGTATTTGTGAAACGGAGCTAAGGCATCCCGGAAGAAATTCTGACATACTCGGCAGGCAGGCATAGAGGTGATCTCATTGAATTGATAGCACAATCAGTAGATCACAAAACTCTATGCCTGTCTTTTTTCACCCGCCCATTACTGGGGATTCCTCAGCGCAAAAGCGGGCTTAAGATGATGGGTTGATAATCACTCCGGTAGCTTTTGTTCGACCTTGTTATGAATCTCCCACAGACTGATTCCGCAACTTGCGCAGAAACTGGCGAGATAGTCCAGACCAGACCACTCCCTAACGCCTCCGCGCGCAGCCTCGACAAAAACCGCGATTTCCTTATCGCGCCAAAGACCAAATAACCGCCAGCCACCACCGTCAGGACTTTTTACCGCAGCGATACGCGTTAATACGCCGGTTTGATACAGCTCGGTGAAGGTCGGCTTCTTCCTGGTTATCATTCGCATAAATAACAAACCTTAGATTTGTTGATAGCAAATAGCATGTTTGCGTTTTACGGATTCGAGTTTGTAAGGCATGCGTCAGACCTTAAACCGATGGCTTGTTATTCTGGCGCCCATGTCCATCTCATCCCTGATTTGATGCTCACCTTTAACCTCCTGCGGGGCGCATGGAGGCGGCATCCAATGGGTTATCTCGTTTTCGATAGCATCGCCGCAATGATAAAAAGTCTGTGTTTTATGGCTGTAGTGACCGCTTGTTACTTCTCCAATTTCAGCATCCCATAGGATTACCGATATGCGGTCTTCCGGCATCCGCTCGCTTAGCGGAATCCATCCCGGAATAATTTCAGGAATATTTTGTGGTGCGTTTTGTGGTTGCGGGGCGGCTGCGAGCATGGCGATATACGCAGATTTAAATACATCCCAGCCTGGTGTTGATGTGAAGCAGTACTTTGCAGCCCAAATCATCTCCGCCGTCGGCTGCACATACGCTTTCGCCAGCTCCAGATACTTCCGCTCTTTGATTGACAGCTCGCCCGCCGACTCCAGCGACTGGATGAGCTCGTTTACTGTTGAGATGTTCATACAGCCTCCCCAAGTACCCAGCGCAGTGCATCAGCGTATTCACCACTGGCACCTTTGAGGGCTTTTGTTATTTCTTTGCGTGATTTGATGCGTGGCTTTGTTTCGCCCAGAACAGCGCGCTGACGACGTGCTTTTTCGTGGCCGGTAGTGCCAGCGGTCACCGCTTCGATTTCCGCCACTTTTTCCCGCTGTTGTTCGGGTTTCAGTGATGCCAGCTGACGAGCCTGGGTAACAGTGACGGAACCGGCCTCAACGGCATCTTTAACGGCCTGGGTGGCATCAAGTAGGGACAGTGTTGCGCGTACAGTCTGCACGCTACAGCCGAACATCAGCGCCAGGTCTTGCTCGTCGTGTCCTCGTTCCAGCGCATCGGCCATTTTCTTCGCACGGCCCAGCGGTGTATCGGCCTGGCGGATTTCGTTTGCGCTAACCATCGCCTGAGCCATGCGAACAGCCGATCCGCGCTTAGCGACTGCTGGAACCAGCAGCGGAGTTTTTCCCTCTTTCACCAGGCGCTTGTTGGCTTCCAGGGTATGGCGTACACGCTGACGGCCATCAACCACGCAGGACAGGCCACTTTCCGGGTCTTTCCAGACGATGATCGGCTCCAGTACGCCCTGGTCCATGATGTTCAGCACCATCGCATCGTTAATCGGCAGATGTATACGTTCGTCGTAAAGCGGGTGTGCTCTGTCGGTCACAAGGTGCAGATTTTCCGGTTCGAACATCAGGACGTTCGTTTTGCCGCTGGCGCCGTATGCATCGATCGAATTTTTAGCCATTTTTCACTCCAGTTTCCGCTATCCACTTTTCTTCGAGGTTTTGCTTCGCTTTTTTCCGACTACCCGCCCAGTAGCTTTCCTGAACGCGATAGTGGTCATACGGGCATTTCAGAGCTCCTGAGCAGGATCCAAACCGGTAATCTTTCCAGTGAAATTCCGGAGCAGCGCCACACTTGGGGCATACAGGTAATTTCATCTCGCAATCCCTCGGTGCTCTCTCAGGAGGGTCTCAAACATCATACGTTCCCGGTTGCTACACCCAAACGGCATGTCGTTAACACGCCAGACAGTCGCTCCATTGCGCAGACCGCCAGGGATGATGCGGTGCATCCCTCGCAGCTGGCGGATCTGTCCAGACACAGAGGGCATACCGCGATTCAGTGCGCTGGCAATCTCTGCTGCTGTCATGTCGGGATTGGCCGCGATAAATTCGAGCATTGGGATTTCACCGCGATACTGTGTTTTTTTCGATTTCGTCGTTTTCATGAGAAGTCCTTAACCCCGAAAGCCTTTCGGGATGTTGGTATCAACTTTGCCGCTAAACCCAATGTTGCCGCCGACAGCGAGGTTTACCGGGCACAGCTTCAGAGCCAACTCAGGCCATTTGCTGCGCAGTGTCTTCATGGATTGAATTTTTGAGCACCAGAACTGGTCGCGCTGAATACGCTCAATCATGGTGCGCATTTGGTCATGACTGCAGCCGTGCTCCTGGCGCAGCAAGCGAACCTCTTGCGCCCAGGCTACAAAGTTTGGTTCTCTCGGTTTTGCCAGAGAGCCGTCGAACTCGGCAGCACGCTCGTACATCTCGATGATGGTCGACCAGAACCACATCGCGAGATCGAAATCGTCATCGGTAGCCAGGATGCCGTCTTCGGTAGCATCAGGAAGATTTTCTTCCGGGGTGACTGTTTTCTGAGTCGATTCAGAAAAGTTATCCACAGGAGAAATCTCTCCCGCGTGGTTTTTATGATCTGTATGTAGTGATCTGTTTTTAAGATCTGTATAGAGATAGGATTCGGCTTGAGAGCCGTTTCCAGGATTCGGCTCTTGAGCCGTTTCCATTCGGCTCTTGGGACGAATGCATTCGGCTCTTGAGCCGTTTCCATTACTTTCAACTACTTGCTTCGATTCGGCGTTTAAGCCGTTTCCATTCGGCTCTTGAGCCGTTTCCATTACTTTCAATGACTTATTCCCATTCGGCTTAAGAGCCGAATCCAGTATTTGCGGGAATATCCGGGAGATGAGTGCATCCTGATCGATGCGGTAGTGTTTTTTTGGCGTACCAGCTACCTGGCGAAGCTCTTCTTCGATAACTCCTGACAGGTACTGATCTGTGATTTTGAACATCGCCTTTCGGACCACATCGCCGTCTTTAGCACGCACCTCCTTTGCAAGCGCCGCATGCTCTTTGTAAAACCAGCCATCGTCCAGGCTTGACTTACCAGACCAGAACACCAGCTGGTTCAGGATGGCGGCCAGCAAATGCTGCTGCCTGTCTCCTGCAAATAAATCCAGATACGGTCCGGGGATCGTGATGCAATTCCCCTGTCCTGACATGGCCTGAACAATGTCAAACACCTGATTGCTCATACCGAAACCTCATTGTGTAGCCGTAAAAACTCTCTCAATCCCACCCAGCCAACTTTCCCGCAGGCTTTGCGGTAGGAAACATCTTTCTCGGTTGCCGTGATTACCGTCACCATGTGGCCCTTCTGCCTGTGCTGAAAGCGTGATCCGGCCTTAGGGGTGCCGTTGCTTGCGCGATCTCCTTCAGACGGCGCATACGCCGGATAAGCCCGTTTCAGACGAGCAATCAATTCAGCAGCAGACTGGTTACACATAGTCACCTCCGGAATCAGTGGTATTTCGTTACTTCAACAGCACCGGGTTGATACGCTTTGCTGTAAACGGCCTCGATAGCGTCATCATGCGCATCAATCGCCGTACCAATGGCGTGCTGGGCCGCCAGGAGCGCCCGGCGCTCAATGGTGTCGTAGATACTCAGTCGATGACGGATTTCACGCGGGAGAACGCGCAAGATGGCCGGGAGCAGAATGCGGATTTTCCCGCGCTGCAACTCTGTTTCCCCCTTCAACCAGCGATGGAAAATATTCTGCTGATTAGCCCAGGTCTTACCTGGTACCAGGCGAAGCTGATTACCACCAATACGCGCATACTCTTCAGCGATTGCATTTGCAGCGAACGCCTGACCGACTTCTGCAGCCCAGGCCAACAAGGCCATTTCTACGTGCTCGTGTTTGATTTCCATCAATCAGACTCCTTCTGTACTGCAGCCGTATCATTCTCTGGCAGGCCACTGGTTGGGTTAGGATGAAGATCGGGGCGCATCTCATGAGGAGTGACCCCGGTTAAACGGTAGATTTCCGGAAGTTGTGCTTGCGGGGCCTTGCCACCAAACTTATGGACCCACCGACTAACGGAAGAACGTGAAATACCTAAGAGAGATGCCAGCTTTGACTGATTTCCGGCGATCTTGATTGCTTTGTTTAAACCGGTCATATGATTTTCCATGTGTTGACTAAACATCAACAATTGTTGCCAAAGAATCACCACATGTCAACAGCCAATGCAATTGTTTTTGTTGCCCTAAGGCTTACAATTAAATCCATGACAAAAAACGACACTAGCAATAACAGCCAGGTTGCAGAGCGGCTTACGTATCTGATGGAACAAAATCACCTATCCCAGTCAGACATGGCGAGAATTGCCGGGGTTAGCCGTTCAGCAGCGAACAGATGGTTTTCCAGGGGGAGTATCAGTAAGGATTCTGCCGCTAAAATTGCAGCTGCTACGAACACCTCACTTGCCTGGATACTTACGGGAGAGGAAGCGAAAAATGATGGATTTACCGAAGATGAGTTAGCGCTTATTGAGGTTTACCGAGAACTGCCACCAATCGAAAGGCGCAACATGCTTGCAGCGTTCCAAATGCGTCTGCAAAAACTCAAAGATTTTTACTCTGATCATGTTGACCCATCCACCAGAGAAAAATAACTCTTCATATATCATCAAGATACCGCCAAATGGCGGTATTTTTTTGCCTTTAGTGTAACCCATAGGTTGACATATGTATCCATAATGACAACAATCATACCCATCGACACAACGGTGCGATAGGTTAAACGTTCCGCTACCCGGCGATAAGGGTCAACTAAACGAGGTGAAGCATGGAATTCAAAGATCTCCCCCAAAAGGTGCAGGAAATCGCAGCGCAGTGCCTGGCAGATAAAATCACTGTTATATCGGGGCTTGGGGAGAGTGGTGCCAAAAAAGAGCCCGCCAAGGAGCAGGCCCGTCAGGTGAAAGAAGCTTTCGTTGAGCTTTACGCCTCTCCGGCAGCATCTTCATCTCAATGCGATTGTGCTCAGAAAGGTAAAGACCAGCAAACCAGTATTAACGTCGCGACCCACATAATCACCCCCCTTCCATGTAAGGGAGACGGCGTGGACCGCGTTTATCACGAGACGATGGTTAAGGCGTTAAGAATCGAGCTTGAAAGGCTTAGGAGTCAGATCGCGGTGAATGAAATCGTTGCCAACTAAATCAGCTGATGGAAGTAAGCAGGCGCTTTGTTCAAATTTACAGACAAAGATATTTGCATCAACGCCTGCACTATTAGCAATAGAGAAAGTTTGCTTAACAATATTATCACAATCCATTGTGCTTTTAAGAATATAGCCCTCTGGAATCAACCTACAGTCACCGTCACTATCCTTGGTTGTTTTTTGGTAATGGAAGTTAAGCATTAATTCTTCAAATTTTTTTGCTTGTTCGGCTGTGGCTTTAAATAGTCGAACGTGAACATAAAACTGACTCATTTAAGTTTCCTTGCTGGCTGTGTGAGAACTCCAGCATACCACCGAGCCTGAAGTGGTGAAAAGACAGGCAAATAGCAGACCTTGCAATGCAGTGAATGCGGCTATGCGCACGCGGTTCAGTTAAAGCAGTACCACTTGTTTCCCGAAGTGGGGTGGAAAGAAAGCTGCCGATATCAGTTGTTAACTGGCTGGTATCACCGGGAGGCACCCGGCACTGCATTGCAAGGTCTGTTGGTACTCAAATTCACATGACAGTGAGGGGTAGCAAATGATCCGTGAACATGAAGTATCTGCATGGCACCGGTTCTGCATAAAGGTTGCTCTGCTTGTGGTTACAGTCGCATGGGTTAGCTTCAAATTTTGCTGGGGTGCCTCATGAGCAAAAATGGCATTCGTTCCCTGGTTATCGCGCTGGCCATCGGATTGGTTTTCTGGGGCGGGCTGGCTGTCGAAATTATGTATATCAAAGGGGTGTTCAATGGCTAGTTTACCGAAACACAATCCTCAGGTGCTGGCAGCTCAAAGTAAGCTCGCTATTGCGCAATATATTGGTAACGGCGGAATGTGGGCTCAAGCCATGGCGTCAATGAAAGATATTCACGAGATAGCAAAGCACGAAGAAGACCGGACGTTTTGCGGTCGTGTAGATATGCTATCAGACCTTAATTTTCGTGATGTCGCTTTAAATTATGACATGTACGGAGATTTAATTTTCGTCAATGCTGATTCGCTTACCGCTCAATATAAAGTTAATACCGAAGTTACGTTTTAATACCAACTAATTTAATTAATGCCTTAAACGGCAGGCATCCACACACCTTAACACAGGAATAAATATGGAAACCGAAACTCATAACTGCTATGGCTGCGGCGGCTCCTTCGCACGCCAAGAACTTCAATACCGCCCTTCTGGTAAAGGTGCATATCGGAAAGAAAGATATTTCTGTCCAGCATGCAACGAGAAAGAGAAGCAGAAAAAAATTCTGGCTAACTCTATATCTACGTTTCGTAAATCTTTGCCTTCACAACCGGGCTACATGAGCCATAAACGCTGGTAGGTGGCAATTGATAATAACATCTAACCGCATCCCTCTACATATCAATGAAAGGGCCTCACAGGTTCTGGGCTTGTATGACAGCGGAAATATAAAGCCATGTCGAATCAAATGCGGGAATTTAAGTTTAAAGCTCGGCAGGAAATGGCGCTTGTTATCCAGAAATAATGGAAATTGCTGGGAGGTAATGAGCCATGAAAAATATAACCAAATTAAAGACAGGAGATAACCATCATGAAAGTTGAGTTCAACGATCAGGGAGCAACCGCGACCGCCACTATCACCAGTACGGTATTCGAGTTCCGACGTCATAATCGCGCAGTCGAAACAACGTTATTCCTTTCTCCTGGCGTTCGTGCCAGCAGGAGCGGCTTCTTTATCTTGAAAACGGTGATATCTGGCAAAGTCATTCATGTACTACGTGCGTACAAAACGCTTCAGGCGGAGGCTATACGATGAGCAACCAAAACAGAGAATTAACCCTAGAGGCGTTTCGTGCAGAGATTAAAGCTCAGGACGTTGATCCACTGGATTACGCGTTTATCTGTCCCGCATGTAACACCGTTCAAAGTGCACGGTGGTTGATTACCGCTGGAGCCGGGAAAGACTTTGAAGAGGTGCAGGGTGTACTGGGATTTTCCTGCGTTGGTCGCTTCACGGGTGCTGGTAGTGGCCGTATTGAAGGTAAAGGCTGTAACTGGACGTGCGGCGGTTTATTTCAGATCCACAAGCTGACCGTGATCACCCCGGACGAAAAGAAACACCCTCATTTTGAAGTTGCAAGCCAGCAGCAAGCACACGAGTTACGCATAAAACTGGAGGCGCGCCATGTGCCAGGCGCTAATTCTTAAATACTCAAACGCCGACCCTGAGCAGCTGCTTGGCGTCATCCCTCTGGAAGAGGTTGCCGAACTGATGCGGCTACGGATCCATCAGCAGGTTCAGAATGAGGTCGAGTCCGAACTGATGGACCGTGTTGCAACCGCGGAGGATGAAGCCAGTGAGGCAGAAGGACGCGCAGACGACTGGCAGCAGGATGCGGAATGGCTGTACCAGTCCATCAAGGAAGCCTTAGATCAGGACTGGGAAACCGCGAAAGAAACACTCAGAAGTGCGCTTAATAATTCACAAGCAGGTTAATTCAGTTCAAACAATGCGACAGCACACTGCATGATTTCCAATAATCAACATTAAGCCGGGACACTGATTATAGTTTCCCGGCCATGAGGTTATTTATGGCCGATATTGCTCAAGAAGATGAATGGGTAATGGAAAAAGGAATTGTAGCGAAGATGTATATGACTCCTCGGCAAATTAAATCCTACCGGGAAGGAAGGTGGGTAGAAGGTGTTCATTACAAGAAGCACTCCCCTAACCCTCAAGCCACTGAAGGAAGGGCAATACTTCTCTACAACTATACAAAAATTAACAGGCTTGTTGGAGATGCGTGATGGATATGCCTGTTGGCGTGGAAGTTCATGGGAAAGGAATCAGAATTAGCTTTTTGTATCGCGGAGTGCGTTGCAGAGAGGTTTTGAGGGGATGGGCTCCATCAAATAGTAATATCCGAAAAGCAGGTAATCTTCGTGCATTAATTGTCAGTGAAATACAGTCAGGGAATTTTAATTATGCCAAGCACTTCCCTGACTCTAAAGCCATACAAAAATTCACAACTACGCAAATGATCCGCACGTATGGCGAGCTGTGCGATACATACCTTAAAGCAAAGAAGCTTGAAGTATCCTTAGCGTCATATCGCGGTATAGCCTCCAGATTAGAAACCCTGAAGACCGTGGTCGGAAGCAATACCCATATTGCAGACATTCAGCATAGTGACCTGCTGAATTATCGGAATCAGCTACTGACCGGCGATTCAGTATCACCACACTCCCCCTGGCTTAATAAAACAGGGCGGGCAGTATCCACTGTTAACGGGCTGATGAACACGCTAACGGAGATGCTTAAGCTGGCTCAACGCAGTAACTTCATAAGCCACACACCACATGAAGGTTTAAAAATGCTGAAGCGGTCGCGTAAAGAACCGGATCCGCTACTGCATGACGAATACTACGCCTTCATTCAAGCGCTGCCACCTCCTGCAGCATTGTTATGGACAGTAGCAATCCACACGGGACTTCGTCACGGCGAACTGTCAGCACTTGCATGGGAAGATGTAGATCTCGAACGAGGAGAGATCCACGTTTGTAGAAACAAAACCAACGAAGGGCTATTCGTCCCACCTAAAACTGATGCTGGTAATCGGACGGTCACCCTTTTGCAGCCTGCAGTGGATGCGCTTCGGCTTCAGTTCCAGAAAACGGGGGCACTCCGCAAAACAGAAATCACGTTCAACCACCGGGAATATGGTTTAACTGAGCAGCAGAATTTACGGTTTGTCTTTATCCCGGACGCTCGTTCCCGGACAAAGGCCACTAGTTTCAGCAAGTCCTCCCTGGGTTACAGTTGGGACGCCGGTTTAAAGAAAGCCGGCATAAGAGCTCGCCGGCCTTATCAGTCGAGGCATACATTCGCCTGCTGGTTATTAACTGCGGGTGCGAACCCGTCATTCATTGCCAGCCAGCTCGGGCACGAAAATGCCAAGATGGTTTATGAGATTTACTCAAAATGGATCGGAGGGATGGACCGCAACCAGGTAGAGCTGCTGAACAGCACTTTGCCAACCGCGGTGCCCCATGGGTGCCCCAAAGAAAAAATTAAGAAAATTAATTTCAAGTAGTTCAATAAGATGCGGTTAAGCTGGATAATATGCATGTATTTATGGCAGTTCTGGGAACCATTCTGTTCTTTGGATTTCTTGCCGCATACCTGAGCCACAAATGGGATGACTGATGAACGACGATAATCCCCACCCGTAAACGCCCCCTGCTGCCGATGCACCAGGGGGCGTTCTGCTTTTGGTTTGCCGATCGATGAACCACCTTATACACGATAATTTATCGTATCAGTCACCAGGAGAAACTCCGTCCGAACATCCCTCAACAGCCCACTCGATGCTGATCGTTGATAGGCTATGTTATGCTTTGTCATCATGAGCAAGGAGGCAGAATATGCATATCAATACCAAAATGAGGCTTGCGGCGCTTTTATACCTAATGGCGGCGTACGCGGTTGCTCTGCCGGGGCTTGCGCTGTTTACAGACCTGGTGATAAACGGTGGCATTATTGATATGTGGAAAGGCGCGTATTCATTTATGGACCTGCTTGCCCGACGTAAAATACTTTATCTGCAGTTTGCCGGGCTGGGCGCTACTCTGGTTTTTGTCTACTGGCTGTTTTTCTTCCGAAAATACCGCCATCACGATCCCCTCGATAAATATTTTAAGTAG